CTGGCTGGTGGCGGCTCCGACCAGTTCGGACGTACAGGGCGTCTGCTTTGAGGGTGAGTCAGGGCTGCTGTCCGTCATCCCGCCCGAGTTGATCAAGGACTACAAGGTGCAGAAGTGCGAGATCCACCTGATCAACAAGTCCATCATCAAGGGCATCCCGGCGTCCGAGCCTGAGCGGTTCCGAGGCCCGCAGTTCCACGGTGGCTGGTTCGACGAGTTGGCTGCGTGGGACTACATCGACGACGCATGGGACATGATCCAGTTCGGTCAGCGTCTGGGCGACCGAGTCCGCCAGATCGCCACCACGACCCCGAGACCGAAGGCGCTGATCAGGAGCCTGATCGCCCGCAACGGCAAGGACGTAGCCGTCACGACCGCCTCGACCTACGACAACATCGACAACCTCGCGCCCCAGTTCCAGCAACAGATCCTGCAATACGAGGGCAGCAAGATCGGGCGGCAGGAGATCTACGCCGAGCTTCTGAACCCCGAAGAGGACGGCATCATCAAGCGCCAGTGGCTGAAGATCTGGCCTTCTGACAAGCCGCTGCCCGAGTTTGAGTACATCATCATGTCGCTCGACACCGCATTCACCGAGAAGACCACCGACAAGAAGGGCGACGCCGACCCGAGCGCCTGTTCGGTCTGGGGCTACTTCAAGCATGAGAAGAAGCCCGCCATCCTGCTGCTCGACTGCTGGGAGGAGCATCTTGGCTTGCCCGACCTGATCGTTCGCGTGAAGCAGGAGATGAACGTCCAGTACGGTCAGGGCGACATGAAGCCGGTGATCAAGCCCATGATTGGCCCCAAGTCATCCTACCTCGTAGGCCGCAAGCCTGACCTGCTGCTGATCGAGGACAAGGGATCAGGCATCAGTCTGCGCCAGATGCTGGCGAGAGAAGGAATCCTCGCTTACCCGTACAACCCCGGCAAGGCAGACAAGCTTGCTCGCCTCCATATGGTGTCGCACATATTTGCGCATGGTTATGTTTGGGTGGTAGAGTCCGAGAAGCGTCCGGGTCAGATCAAGACTTGGGCAGAGCCGCTTGTGGCGCAGCTTTGCAGCTTTACTGGCGAGAAGTCGATCAAGCACGACGACCTGATGGACTCGACAACGCAAGCAGTCCGCTTCCTGAGCGACCGCAATATGCTATCGGTGACCGTGAAGCAGCTTGAGCGTAAGGTTGCCCCGCCGAAAGAATACGTCAATCCGTATGCAATCTAAGAGAGTGACATGGATGAAATGAATGAAAAGCGTCCCGATCCCAAAGATCCAGCGGGCGAGATATTCGACCTAGGCCAAGAGGAGTCGGATGTCGTTGACACCGAGGACGGTGGCGCGATAGTCAAGATCAGCGATGAGCCGTTGCCCGGAGACTCGCCGTTCTACGAGAACCTTGCCGAGAAGATGCCGATCTATGAGTTGGCAACGATTGGCACCCAACTGTCCGAGCTAGTCGAGAAGGACAAAGAAGCCCGCAAGCGCCGTGACGAGCAGTACGAGGAGGGCTTGCGCCGCACTGGTCTGGGCGACGACGCCCCCGGTGGCGCGTCCTTTGTTGGTGCCAGTCGCGTGGTGCATCCGATGCTGACTGAAGCCTGTGTGGACTTCTCAAGCCGCATGATGAAGGAGGTATTCCCTCCCGGTGGCCCCGCCAAAGAGAAGACGATTGGCACGATGTCGAAGGACAAGTTCGAGAAGGCCGAGCGTATTGCCAAGTTCATGAACTGGCAGATGACCCGCCAGATGCCTGAGTTCCGCGCCGAGCTTGAGCAGATGTCAACCCAGATGCCGCTTGGTGGCGTCCAGTACATCAAGCTGACATGGGATGCGAGGCGTAAGCGCCCGATCCCGACCTTTGTGTCAGTCGATGATGTCTACCTGCCCTATGCGGCGACCAACTTCTACACCGCCGAGCGCAAGACCCACGTTCAATACATCACTAAGCTGGAATACGAGCGTCGTGTCCGCTCCGGGATGTACCGAGACGTTGACCTGTCGCCCGCCCCGATTACGCCGGACATAAGCAAGTCCGAGACCGCGAACAACAAGATCGAGGGGCGTGATGGCGGTGCCTACAACCCTGACGGGCTGCGCACGATCTTCGAGATCTACGTCCAGTACGAGCTTGATGACGATCCCTCCCCGTACATCATCACGATAGACAAGGCGACCCAGCAGGTGCTGTCGATCTACCGCAACTGGGATGAGGATGACGAGCTACGCGAGGAACTGGTCTGGATGATCGAGTTCCCGTTCCTGCCGTGGCGTGGTGCCTACCCGATTGGTCTGACGCATATGATCGGTGGCCTGTCTGCCGCTGCCACAGGCGCACTGCGGGCTTTGCTGGACTCGGGGCATATCAACAACTTCCCCGGCTTGCTGAAGCTCAAGGGCGGCGGTGCTGGTGGCGAATCGACCCGTGTTGACCCGACCGAGGTGCATGAGATCGAGGGCAGCTTTGCGCAGGATGACATCCGTAAGGTCATGATGCCGCTGCCGTTCAACCCGCCGAGCCAAGTGCTGTTCACCCTGCTGGGCTTCCTTGTGGACTCCGCCAAGGGCGTGGTACGCACGACGTTCGAGGATCTGGCTGACAGCAACGCCAACACCCCAGTCGGCACGACGCTCGCCCGCATGGAGCAGGGCATGGTGGTGTTCAGTTCGATCCACGCTCGGGTGCATGATGCGATGGGTCGTCTGCTGGAGACGCTGTACCGCATTAACAAGATGTACATGGATGAGCGCGAGATCTTTGATGAGACCGGCGAATTGCTGGCTTATCGCGACGATTTCGACGGCCCCGTCAATGTCATGCCGGTGTCCGACCCGAACATCTACTCTGAGATGCAGCGGTTCGCGCAGGTACAAGCTGTCGTTTCCAGAGCGCAAGCCATGCCGCAGTTGTACGACGTTCGCGCTGTCGAGAAGCTGCTGCTGGATCAGTTGAAGATCCCCGAGGGCGAGTCCCTGCTGCTGCCGAAGCCCGAGGTCAAGGAGATGAATGCGGTCAACGAGAACCTCGCCGCGACCATGTCCCGCCCGCTGGCTGCGTTCCCGGAGCAGGATCACCTTGCTCACTTGCAAGTCCACCTCGACTTCATGCGCTCGCCTGTGCTTGGCTCAAACCGAGTAACCGCGCCAACTGCAATCCCTGTGCTGCTAGACCACTGCCGCGAGCATATGGTGCTTTGGTATGTGACGCATATGCTGAACGTCACCTCCGAGGCCGCTGGCGTCGATGTGAGCCTATTGCTGAAGGACGCAACCAAGGACGAGCGAGCCGAGTTCGACCGGATGCTGGCGGCTGCAAGCCAGTCGGTGGTCAACGAGGCAAATTCGACGATGGAGCAGATCCCGCAGATTATCGAAGAGATGATCCAGTATATGCAGTCGATACAGCCGCCTCCACCGGCAGACCCTGTTACTCAGGCGGCGGCAGCCGAGACGCAGCGCAAGCAGCAAGCGGACGCAGCCAAGGCAGAGTTCGACGCTGCCAAGCTCCAGACCGAGCAAGCAAAGCTCCAGCAGCGCCAGCAGGAAAGCGCCGCAGCCTTGCAGCAGAAGATGGAGGAGTTGCGAATTCGTATCGAAGAGGCTCAGATGCGCGAACAGGGAGAAGATGCCCGCAAGCAAGCAGAGCTTGCAGCCCGCATGAAGATGAATGCCGACGACAACACCACCGCCAAGCAGCTTGCCGCGCTGGAGGTTGCCGCTGGCGAAAGAATTGCCGTGTCAACTGGCACTGGCATAAACCCCAACCCGTAAGGAGAGCAGCATGGAAGCAATTAACTTGCACAAGCAGATGGCAATGGGCAAGGGCTACCCGAAGGATGTGCAGGGCAGCGGTAAAGATCCCGCACCCAAGGCACCGATTCCTAGTGGTAACGCTAAGAACCTGACCCGCATGAAATCGTTCGAGGCGAAGACCCCGAAGGGCGGTATGTGATTGACAAGATTATTGGCAAGATAAAGAATGCGCAACAACAGGCGGCACTGGAAGCGGTGTCGCGCCCTCCCTCAGACGGGAAGGATGTTGCATATATGTATGGGCAGAGGGTCGGCTATTACGCTGGCTTAGACCATGCATTAAGGCTTATCGAGCAGACCCTGAGCGATCAGGACAGGCACGATGATCGGTTGTAAAACTCAGCATTGGAGAGAGTAAATGCTACTGGAAAACCCTATTGAAATGCAGTACGACTCACTGGATGACGCTTTCCCGCAGGTGGATTGCGGCATCAATCCCCTCGGTTCGCGGGTGATTGTCCAGATCCGCAGGGCAAAGCAACAGACCAAGTCGGGGCTATACATTCCCGAGGAGGCTCGCAAGACAGAAGCAAGCAACACGCAGGTCTCGAAGGTAATTGCTATCGGGGCGCTGGCATATCGCAACAGAAACACGATGGAGCAGTGGCCTGAAGGCGCTTGGTGCGCGATTGGTGACTTTGTTCGTAGTCCGAAGTATGGCGGCGACCGCTGGACGGTGACGCACGACGAGGAGGAGATCGAGTTTGTCATGTTTAACGACTTGGACATTCTCGGCAAAGTGACTGGCGATCCGACCAAGATCAGGGCTTTTATCTAAACGGCTGAAAGGAGTCGATAGTGAACACGAATACAGATGACGTTTTGTCGGAAGATGATGCCGACGAGAAAGGCGGCGGTACTGAGTACGTTGCCGTAGAGCAAGAAGATGCGCGAGCCGAGGCTCATGCAGATGATGACGACGGCGAGGACGAGCGCCTTGATTCGGATAACGAAGATCGCGAGGAACTGCGTCGCCGCCGCCGTGAAGAGAAGGTAGAGCGATCCCAGCGTCGCAAGGCTGCGATTGAGCGTGACAAGGCTGAACTGGCCTTCCTGCGCCAAAAGACGGAGGAGCAGGAGCGCCGTCTGGCTGCAATGGAACACCGGAGCGCCACGCATGACTTTGCTGCCCTCAACCAGCGCCTGAAAGATACGCAGGAAGAGGTTCGCGCCGCCGAGTTTGTGATTGCCAAGGCAACCGAGGCTGGCAACGGTGACGACGTTGTGTCTGCAATGCGGGTGCGTGACGAGGCGATTGCCAAGCTGAATCACTTGTCGTCGTTGCGTGGTCGTGCGCAGCCCAAGCAAGCGCCGCAGCAGCGTCCTGAGCCGGAGGCACCTGCCCACCAGAAGTTGGCTGAAGACTGGGTGAAGATGAATTCTTGGTTCGACCCACAAGGTCGTGACGAGAGATCGAGAAAAGTGCTAGAAATAGACAAAAGTCTGGTAAATGAGGGCTATAATCCTCTCAGCTTAGAATATTGGCATGAGCTTGACCGACGAGTAGATCCGCACCGCCGAGCCAAAGGCGGGCCTCCTATGGGATCGGGTCGCGAAAGATCGGCAAGCACAAGCCGCAACGAGGTTTACATCTCACCGGAGCGCAAACAGGCAATGATTGATGCTGGTGTGTGGGATGACAAGAATGCTCGGCAACGCTACTTGAAAGCGTATTCCGAGTGGGATCGAAATAATGCAACTCGCTGATAAGGAGTGAGAAATGAGTGACGAGAGACTAAAGAAAATCGCAGACCCTGCCCGCCAATCGCGAGCCTCGCAGAATCGTGAGGTTACTGAGAACCGGGAGTTGTCGGACGATGATCGAGTCGAGATGTTTAGGCAACAGTTTTACCAAAGCGCATTACCTGATTTACCGGAAATACCGGGGTATCACACTTGTTGGTTGACCACCACAAACCCTCGCGACTCTGTTCAAGCTCGTATGAGACTTGGATATGAGCCTATTAAGCCGGAAGACGCTCCCGGCTATGAGTACATCACACTCAAGACAGGCGAATACGCAGGGCTTATCGGGGTCAACGAAATGCTGGCGTTCAAGCTTCCATTGCGTTTGTATCATGCGTTTATGGAGGAAGCTCACTTCAATGCACCATTGCGTGAAGATGAGAAGCTGGTAGCCATGACCGAGGCTATGCAGGAGCAAGCTGAACGAGCGGGTGGCAGGTTGATCGAAGGTGACGGTATGTCGGACTTGCGCAGA